GTTGCCGTCAGTGCTTATGAATTTAATGTGGCGTATGATAAGTTTAAGCCACAAAGAAAAGAGGGCCTTTTAAGAATGCAATACGATTCGGCTTCTGGAATCGCAAAGGTTACCAAGGTTGACGCCTAAGTATAAAGTAATAAAAGACACTAGGGAACAAAACGGTTGGTTTTTTTCTGAATATGATAAGTGTCTAGGGATGCAAGTTAAAACCCTTCATACTGGAGATTACACCATAGAGGGGTTTGAGGATATTGTATGCGTTGAAAGAAAGGGCTGTGTTTCTGAAATAGCTATGAATTTGGGCAAAAAGAAAAATGCCTTTCAAGCGGAAATGCAGAGAATGAAGGATTATGAGTTTTCGTTTTTGATTTGCGAGTTCGATATGGACGATATATTGAAATACCCAGAGGGATCTAGTGTGCCTAAGTCTTTGCGAGATAAAGTTAAAGTTACCGGGAAGTATATACTCAAGTGCCTCATGGAGTTTCAAGTATATTATGACACTAAGATTATGTTATGCGGCAATAAAAATAATGCTTTCTTGGTTTGTAATAGCCTTTTCAAAAGGCTTAATGAAGCGTTTCATGAAAAATAAACAAGAGGAAGATAATATGATTTTACCTACAGAAGTATGGGTCATGGGCCACAAATGGGATATACATAGGGCTGATAAAAGTTGGTTTGATGATCATGGAACTTGGGGTGATTGTTGCTCGCAACAAAGAAAAATAAGAATTTATCTTGGCGGTGGTGGATCTATAGCCAGAGACACGCTTCTTCATGAGATATTACATGCTTGTTGGCATATATTGAATTTTGAAAACAAGGAAGAAGAAGAGAACGTGGTTTCATCTTTGTCTTCTGTTTTGGTTGGGGTTATTGATGACCCAAGAAATGAGCCCGTCGTTAAGTTTATACTAGGTGGTAAATGATAAATAATCAGCAGATTATTGATGATGCTTGGCTTGGCATATCTGTAGATGAATCTCAGCTTTTTAATCCTATGGATTTTGTGGTGGGCGACGAGGATAAAGAGCATCTAATCGAGAGAATAGCTTGGCTAATGATGAGGCCAGAATATTTTTCATTTGCATGTAAACATATAATGAATATTGAGCTTTCGCCCTTTCAGGCATTGATATTGGCAGAGGTTTGGAATAGAAAATTCCCAATGCTTATAGGTAGTCGTGGTCTTGGCAAGCTTTTAAGACCGAATGAAAAGATTAGAGTCAAAAACGGCTGGAAGACTATGGAGAATATAGTCGTTGGCGATAAAGTATATGGGTCTGATGGAAAATTATGCAATGTTATTCATAAGACGGACCTACAAAAAAATGTTAAAATGTATAAGATTACATTAAGGGATGGAAGAACAATAGACTGCTGTGAAGACCACATGTGGAAGGTTTGGAGCAAAAATAAAAATAGGGGCGAAGAAGTTGTTTGGTCTGAATTAAAAACAAAAGATATGGCCCAAAACTTTTTTTGGGTTAGAAAGGACAGCAAATCTAAAGTACCAAAATTAACAAAAGAATATAGATATGCCCTTCCAGTAAACATGCCGCTAGTAGACGAAGAAGAATCAGATTTGCCGATTCATCCATACGTTGTAGGTGTCTTGTTGGGTGATGGCACATTAACTGGCAAGCAAATAGTATTAACTTCTCTTGATCAAGATTTAATTGAAAGATTTGAATCTTTTCTCCCAGAAGGCTACAAATTATCTCAATCATCTGAAGGAAAAGATTATAGGATCATTAGGAAGTCAAAAGATATACCGGCTTTCCATCATCTATGTAAAGAAGCTGGAATATGGGGCCACAATTCACACACGAAGTTTATTCCAGAAAAATACAGATTTTCATCTTATGCTCAAAAGTTAGAGCTAATTAAAGGCTTGATGGATACTGATGGGTATTCTTCTAAGTCTACAATAGAGTACTATACTGTTTCTGATGCTCTTTGTTCGGATTTTATTGAAGTGTTAAGATCTCTTGGTATTTCTTGTCGCAGAGCAATAAAACAGTCATGGTTTAACAAAAAACGATATGCTGATTGTCATAGGGTCAGAGTCTATACAGATAAGCCCGTATTCTCAATAGAGAGAAAGCTATCATATCTTTCGCATGTAAAGTCTAAAGCGGGGCAATCTAAATACGAAAAGGTTTTTATTACCAATATAGAGCAAATAGAAAATGGGGATGGTTACTGTATACAGGTTGATAGTCCAGATAAAACATATATAACAAAAGATTATATTGTGACCCATAACTCTTTTCTTCTTTCTGTCTATGCTCTTCTACGTGCTCTTTTTATGCCTCGCAGAAAAATTATTATTGTTGGTGCCGCGTTCAGACAATCAAAAGTAATATTTGAGTATATGGACACAATTTGGAAGAATGCTCCAGTGCTTAGGGATTTATGCGGAAACAATAGTGGCCCAAGAAGAGATGTTGATAGATGTGTTATGTATATTAATGATAGCATCATAACCGCTTTACCATTGGGAGATGGGCAAAAAATCAGAGGCCAGAGAGCCCATGATATTATTAGCGATGAGTTCGCTTCTATACCTAGAGACATCTTTGAAAATGTTGTCGCTGGTTTTGCTGCCGTTTCCTCTTCTCCTATAGAAAAAGTAAAACAAAAGGCTAGAGATAAAAAAGCAAAAGAGCTTGGTATTAATTTATCTGAAAACCTTTCAGAAGAAATAGAAAAGTCAAACCAAATCGTTCTTTCTGGCACTGCTTATTATGACTTTAACCACTTTGCTGATTACTGGAAAAGATATAAAGCAATAATAAATAGTAAGGGCGACCCAAATTTATTAAAAGAAGTTTTCGGTGAAGAGCCATCCCCAAGCTTTGATTGGAGAGAGTATTCGATAATTAGAATACCAGTAGATAAATTGCCAGAAGGGTTTATGGATGAGGGTCAAATATCAAGGGCTAAGGCTACGATTCATTCTGGAATATACAATATGGAATATTCTGCATGTTTCACCACTGATAGTCAGGGCTTTTTTAAACGAAGCTTACTTGAAGCATGTACATGTTCTCAGCTTAAGCCCGTAAAGCTTCCGTCTGGAGATGTTCATTTTGGTGCGATGCTGAGAGGTGACCCAAAAAAGAAATACATATTTGGCGTTGACCCAGCTTCCGAAGTTGATAATTTTAGTATAGTTGTGATAGAACTAAATGAGGATCACAGAAGAATAGTTCATAGCTGGACAACAACAAGACAGCAGCATAAAAACCAAGTTAAATCAAAGATTGTTGATGAAGATGATTTCTATTCTTATTGCGCAAAAAAAATAAGATCATTAATGCGCGTATTTCCTTGTGTTGAAATCGCTATTGATACTCAAGGTGGCGGCATAGCAGTCATAGAAGCTCTACACGATAAAGATAAAATGCAAAGGGACGAGGTGGCTTTGTGGCCAATAATAGATGAAGATAAACCAAAAGATACCGACGACAATAATGGGCTACATATATTGAGGCTGTGTCAATTCGCAAGGGCTGATTGGCTCGCAGAAGCTAATCATGGCATGAGAAAAGACTTTGAGGACAAGGTTCTTTTGTTTCCATTTTTCGATTCTGCTAGCATAGGTGTTTCTATAGAGGAAGACAAAGCCGCTAAGAGAGTGTATGACACGCTAGAAGACTGTGTTATGGAGATAGAAGAATTAAAAGATGAACTATCTATGATTGTCATGACACAAACTGGAACGGGAAGAGAAAGATGGGATACGCCAGAAATAAAAGTTGGGACCGGGAAAAAGTCCAGACTAAGAAAGGATAGATATTCTTCTTTGCTTATGGCCAACATGTCTGCAAGATCTTTTGTGGTTAATAAAAATATTGTAGAGTACGGCACAATAGGTGGTTTTGCTAGGAGTGATAATAATAGCAGATTCAAAAATGAGAAGCTTTTCTATGGTCCGAATTGGTTTACAGAAAAGATGCAAGATGTATACTGATTTGTGTATGTAATATTACAATGCTATTGCCAATTCTATTAACTGGAGATCAATACTAATGACAAAAGAACCCATCTATAGAACGTGGGACAACGAATCTCAAAAACAGGACGCATACAATCAGACCTTTGATAACATAGAGGCTTATGCTGGGATACAAAAGGCCGAAGCTTACGCCAGAAGAACCAGTTATATAGATATTGAGCCAAATAGGACGGTAAGAACTGGATTCTTAAGAGAGGACTATGATAATTTCAGGCCGGGAGAGCACGTATCTAGCCATCAGAAGCGTATTATCAAAATGTGTATGCAGGCATATGATAAAGTTGGCATAGTTAGAAACGTTATAGACCTTATGAGTGATTTTGCCGCACAGGGCCTAACTATTGTTCACCCAAATAAAAATGTAGAAAAATTTTATCGCAAATGGTTCGTGCAAATTGGAGGAATAGATAGATCAGAAAGGTTTTTAAATTATCTCTATAGATGTGGTAATGTTGTAGTTAAAAGGCGAACCGCTAAACTCAACAAGAAAAAAGAACAAGAGATAATCAAGTCTAGTGGGGCAGACGTAAAAATAGAAGATATTAATGTAAAAAGAAGAGAGATACCTTGGGTTTATGATTTTCTCAACCCCGTAGCTGTTGATGTTGTGGACTATGGTGGTCAGGTAGTTGGCAAACCTCAGTATGTTCTAAATATTTCTAAGTATACATACGAATCTCTAATTAAGAGCACAGATAGCAATAGAACAATATTTAAAACTCTACCAAACGATCTTCAAAAAAGGCTAGTCAACGGCGATAGAAGAATCCCATTAGATCCAGAAAACGTATCTTTCTATCACTACAAAAAGGACGATTGGCTTCTATGGGCCAACCCAATGATTTATGCTATTCTAGATGATATTATCATGCTAGAGAAAATGAAGCTTGCCGACTTGGCGGCTTTAGATGGGGCGATTTCAAATGTCAGATTGTGGACTATTGGTGATCTAGAGCATAAGATCATACCAACAAAAGCGGCTATTAATAAACTTAGGGATATTTTGGCGAGTAATGTTGGTGGCGGTACTATGGATCTTGTTTGGGGCCCAGAGCTAAAATTCACAGAAAGCCAATCTCAAGTATATAAATTTTTAGGTTCAGAAAAATATCAGCCAGTACTTACAAGTATTTATGCCGGTCTTGGTATTCCGCCAACTCTAACTGGAGCGGCGACAAATGGTGGATATACAAATAATTACGTATCATTAAAGACGCTAATAGAAAGACTTGAATACGGCAGAGAAATCTTATCTCAGTTCTGGAGATCCGAAATAGAGATAGTAAGAAAGGCTATGGGCTTTAGGCTACCAGCGGAAATACATTTTGATTCGATTGTGCTATCAGATGAAGCCGCCCAGAAACAGTTACTTATTCAGCTTGCCGATAGGGATATCATATCTAATGAAACACTACTTGAAAGATTTAGGGAGATACCAAATATCGAAAGAGTCAGAGTTAAAAGGGAGGAAAGAGATAGAAGGGCCGATAATATGCCAGATAAGGCTAGCCCATATCATAATCCTCAACTTAGAAATGATGTCGTTAAGATAGGTTTAAACAAAGACATGATTGACGACACATACTTAGAAGAAATGGGGATACCAACAAAAGATAG